CCGACGGTGTCGTCCGCCTCGATCCCGTGCTTCACCTTCGCGTCGTACTCCTCCCGCGCCCACTGGTTCAGAGCCTCCAGCAGGAGCGGTCGGTTACCAGCTTTACGGTTGGCTTTGTACTCGGCGTAGATGACGCGCCGGAAGTTATCCTCCCGGTGCGGACACGAGAGGCAGACGATCTTCTCGTCCGCCCCCGTGGCCCGCATAATGGAATCGACCGCTGCCTTCAGGTGTGTGATGGCAGCCGACAGGTCGAGTACAGTCCCGGGGTTTCCCGCCTCCCACTCGATTGTGTTCTGCCCCGCGAACGCCGCCTCGTAGACGAGACTGTCAGCGTCGATGATCGCTAGCATCAGTACCCCTTAACTACACTCCCGCCGCCCCGTCTCCGGGTCAATGAAGCAGGAGGCAGCTTCGGGTTCCTCCTTGAGGATACCTTCGCGCTTCCCACCGTTGCGGAATGTCGTGCAGCCCTTCGCTCCGAAGGCCCATGCCTTGAAGTAGATGTTCTTGAAGTCCTCCCACGGTACATCCGCCGGGACGTTGATGGTCTTCGAGATCGCCTGATCCACGTAGGGGACGCAGGCCTCCACGACAGCGAGGTGCTCGTCGGGCGTCAGCTCGTTAGCCGTCCGACCCTGGACATTGAACTCTCGCACCCCGTAGTCCTCCACTTCCTCCGTCCGCTGGCCGTCGGCCATGTGGACCGTACGGGAGAAGCGGTGTGAGAAGACGGGCTCGATCCCCGAGGACACGTTGTCGGCCGTGAGGCTGATGGTGCCCGTGGGAGCGATGGCGAGGAGGTGTGAGTTTCGGATCCCGTGCTCCCTGATGGCGGACTGGACGTTCTCCGGTAGTCGCTGAACGAATGGGGACTCGAAGAACTTGTCCTCGTCGTAGAGTGGGAAGGCTCCCAGCTCCTCCGCCAGCCCCGCCGAGGCGAGGTAGGCTTCGTCGCGGAGAGTCTCCAAGATTCGCGAGGTGAACTCACAGAAGTCAGGGGACCCATAGCCGAAGCCGAGGTACTCCAGCGCGTTCGCCAGCCCCGTCACCCCGATGCCGATCCGTCGCTTAGACTCCATCTCCCGCTGGTGTTCCGGGAGGGGCCACGCCGCAGCGGTGCTAATGACCCGGTCAAGGGCCTCGACCACCGGAGGGATGTCTTCGATGAAGGAGTGCCAGTCGAACGTCCCCTTCGTCACGTACTTGACGAGGTTGAACGAGCCGAGGAGACACGCACCGTACGGAGGGAGCGGTACCTCACCACAGGGGTTTGTCCCCGTGATCTCCTCACAGTAGCTGAGGTTGTTCTCGTTCTGGATCCGGTCGATGAAGAGGACACCCGGCTCGGCGTAGTCGTAGGTCGAGCGCATGATCGCATCCCACAGAGGACGTGCCCGCACCGTATCGTGTACCTGCCCACCGAACGTGAGGTCGAAGGTCGAGTCCTCCTGCACGGCCCGCATGAACTCGTCGGTCACGAGCACCGAGACGTTGAAGCCCGTGAGGGAAGTCGAGTTGTTCTTCGCGTGGATGAACGCCTCGATGTCCGGGTGGTCCACGCGGAGCACACCCATCTGCGCTCCACGTCGGTGACCCGACGAGGCGACCGCCCGGCCCACCGCGTCGAAGATCTCCATGAACGCGAGTGGTCCCGACGAAGTCGAGTCCAGCTTGGCGATCCGGGCTCCGGCGGGGCGGAGGGTCGAGAAGTTCGTCCCGATTCCCCCACCCAAACGCATGGTGGCAGCGGCCTCGGTTGCCCGCTGCATGATATGTCCCTCGTTGGACACAAACGAGTCGCCGATGTCACCACTCATGAAGCAGTTCAGCGGGGTCACAGCCTTCGTAGCCCCCACGCTCGCCTGTACTCGCCCGCCCGGGAGGAACCGCTGATCCCGAAGGATGTCGAGTAGGGTGTGGAAGTGGGGATCGTCGGACGCGAGGGTACCCGCTACCCTAGCCATCGCGTCGTCGAAGGTCTCTCCTTCGGACCGGTACTTCTGAGCGTGTAGCTCGTCGCTGAATTTCAGCTTCATCACTTCTCCTAGTGAGTTGCGGCCCAGTTGGGACCTACTGCGTACTCGCCGTCAATCGGGATACGCTGGTCGAAGAACTCGCCTGCCTCCTTCATAGAGTCGACGAGGGCTTGGCCGATCGCTTCTGCATTCTCAGGCGGACCTTCCACCTGAATCTCGTCGTGGACCATTGCGACCACCTCACCACCCAGCGCGTAGATGCGAGAGGCGGCGAGGGTGAGCGCCTTCTTCATGATACAGGCCTCAGCGGACTGGAGCAGCATCGCGAGGGCCACGTGGTCCGAGGCGACCGGGATGTCCCGACCGTCCAGAGCACGCAGCTTACCCGATGCAGCCGCAGCCTTGAGTCCTTCCGTGAGGTCGTCGAACGCAGGGATCGACTGACCGAGCCGACGGCGTGCCGCCTTGCCCAGCGTCCGAGCCTTGCTCTCCGGCGGGCCGTTACCCGTGGCCGCGTGCTCGTCGGCGATGACAGTCTGCCCGAGCTTCGCCTCGCCTGCCCCGAAGAGCAGAGCGTAGACGAAGGTCTTGGCAGCGTCGCGCGTGTGGAGCCCGATGGCCTGCTGGTTGAACGAGTGGATGTCCCCGTTCAGGATCTGGTCAGCGTACTGCCCATTGTCCCAGCGCCCGAGGTAATGGGCCAGGCCCCGGAGCTGGAGCCCGGAGGCGTCAGCACCGATGATGACCTTACCGTCGCCCGCCTTGAACAGCTCCCGGCACTTGTGTCCCAGCTCCGACCGGGTCGGCACGTTGCCGAGGTTCGGTCGGTTGTGGGAGCAGCGGGAGGAGACGGTGCCCGTCGGGTTCATCGTCCCGTGGATGCGTCCGTTCTTCTCCAGCTTCAGCCACGCGTTCGTTCCCTCCGACAGGTACCCGAGGATCTTCTTGATTTCCTGATACTCCGCGAGGAGGGGAGCCTCGGGGAACGAGAGATCCCGGAGGACCTCGGCCGTTACCTGCGGCTGCCCACCGTCCGTGAAGAGGGCGGGCTCCCACCCGCGTACCTTCATGAGGCGGTCAGCGATGTGCTTCGTCGACGCCGGGTTGAACTCGGTGAGCACCACCTTCATGTAGCCGCAGCCTTCGCGCACGTTGGTGTAACCCTCCGTGCCCGGGGCGTACTTGCGGGACACCATGTTCCGCTTGGGGACCGTGACATCACCGACCTTGGCCGGGGCGTACCACGGCCGGAACGCCTCCCGCAGCTGGGAGGTCAGCTCCTCGCGGCGGGCGGTCAGCTCGACGACAAGCTGCTCGGCCTTGTCCACGTCGAACGAGAAGCCGACGTCTGACATGCGAGCAGCGACCTGAGCAACCTCGCAGTCGAGGAACGCAGCCGAGTCCGCAATGCGGTCCCGCAGCTTCTCGACGAGGTCGACGTTGAGGGCCACGTCCTGAATGCAATAGTGAAGCATCGCTTCGTTGAACTGCTCGAAGCCGCCATCGTAGTCCTCCTTCTGATTCCCGAGCCGGAGCCCCCACGCCTTGAGCGAGTGGGCCCCGACCATGAGGTCGTCGCGCATGGTGGGATTCCGGCGGAGGAACTCCTTGTCTAGGGCCCCGAGGCGGGAGCCAGGATATGCGGCACGGGAGACAACGAGCGTGTCGTAAACCCGGTCCGCCTCGGAGATGTCCATCCCAAAGCGACGGAGGACAGGGATGTCGTATCGGATGACATTGTGCCCGGCGAGCACGTAGCCTTCGTCGAGCAGGGAGTTCAGGCGTAGGATACCTTCCTCGACCTGCTCCGGTCGGTACGCTTCCGGCTCAAGCCCGGGCTGTTGGATCACGATGCAGTGGATGTCCACCGTGTTCACGTCCAGCCCGTTGGCTTCAATGTCTACTACGAAATACTTCATCAACCTGTCCCCCGCCGCCGTCCCTTGGGGCGTTTAGTTGTAGTTGCCGAAGGCCTGTTCCGTCGTGGCTTCCTTCTTCTGGCAATCCATGTGCCTCTCGGCCACCGCGATATCCATCTCGTGGGCAGCCAAGCGGGCAACCGTCGCGATGGCAGCGGCCAAATGCTCGCCCGTCAGGCCGGGGAATGAAGCGGGTTCGCCCGCCGCATCCAGCTTCTGGTCTGAGACAGCTTGAACGAACTGGAACAATTCACTAGAAGTCGTTGACACCTTGAGCCTCCTTTGGGTCGCCAAACACTGTCGGAACAGAATCGACGACATTCATGCGGCACGTGTCCGCGTCGTATCTCAGGAACCCCGCTACCCCGGTCTCTCCGGTGAGGCGGTTCTTGAGCACACGCACCGTCGTGGTGTTGCGCTCCTCCTCGGACTCGGCCTGTTGGTCTCTCTCCAACGCGATGACCGTGTCACTTAATTGTGCAGGAGCCCCCGACCCTCGGATGTCTTGTAGTGAGACCTGCCCGCCCTCCTCGTGCGCCTGCCCTCCCGACTTGCGGAGGTGGCTCACGATGTGGAGGCCTATGTCCAGCTCGGAGCAGAGGGAGCGGAGCTGCGTGACCAGCTGGTCCAGCCGCTTCCGCTCGTCACCCTCGGCCGCCATGCCCGACACCATGATCGAGAGGTGGTCCAAGATGATCCACCGGATGCCCATCGAGTGGACGAGGTGACGGATCTTCGGGAAGAGAACATCAGGGTCGAGCGAGCCGAAGTGGTCGTAGAAGGCGTAGCTCGGGAGAACGCGCTCGGCGCACGCCCTCAGCTCGCCCGGGTCCACCTGCTCCCGTACCTCAGCGAGATGGAGAGGCACACCCATGTCGAGGGACATGAGCCCGAGGGCCGACCGCTTGTTCGATTCTTCGAGAGCGATGACGCCTACCTTCTCACCGTGGGCGTCGGCCAGATGTTTCGTTACCTCACGCAGAACCTGCGACTTACCGACCCCCGTACCTGCGATCCACGTCGTCATCGAACCCCGATGCTGTCCGTACAGTTTGTCGTCGAGGAAGGGCCACGGATAGGAAAGCCCCCGCTCAGGCTCGGACAGCACGGCGTCGATCAGGGAGGTCCCGTCGACGATACCTGCCGGGTGGTAGGGCTTCGCGTTGAAGACCTGCTTCACCAGCTCGGCCCCTCCCAGCTCCAGTAGGACCTCGTTGGGGTCCTTCCGGGGCAGGTGGGCGATGCGGGCCTTGCCGGGGGGCAGGACCTCGGCGATCTCTTGGGCCGCCTCCTGCCCCGGTCGGTCCATGTCAAACATGAGCACGACTTCCTCGAAGCCGGACACCCATTCGAGGTTAGCAGTTACTGCACGCTTAGCCGACTGGGCGCCGTCAGGGACGGAGACCACGGGCCACTTACACTCCACAGCCTGCGCGTAGGAGAGGCAGTCGATCTCTCCCTCCGTGATGACGAGTCGCTTCTGCGGTTTCCAGAGTGACTGCCCGAAGAGCGGGATGTCTTCAGGCCGGTTACGCCACATGAACTTCTTGTCGGGGGTGCGAAACTTCTGCGCCCGCCCGTAGCCTGCGACCTGCACGGGGGTCCCGTCTTCGAGGGTACCGACGCCGTAGTTGTACCGGCGGCAGGTCTCCTCACTGATACCCCTCTTGGTCAGGGGCGCGAAGTCTACAGGGATCAAAGGTTTCGTTCTCCCCTCATTCCGATGGCGAGCACCATCAGCACCAGAGCCGCCATCATGTTCGCCTCGATATCGCCCATCCTGGTTTCCCTTCCAGTAGCCGCAGCCTTGGCCGAAGCATTTCTCGTAGCCGGTCTCGTAGACCGCCACGTTGTCTCGTGATCCACACTCGGGGCATGACGCCCTTCGTACTACTGCCCCGTGCTTACTCACATTAGTCTCCGAAG